TCCAAAGAAGATGGGCAATACCTCCTGCACCTGAAGTACCTGAAGCTGCCATCGTATCATTACGATTGGATGCTGCCAGAGTACCAAGGATGTTTGTATTACCACTTGCCACCATAACATCGTTGGTATTAGTTCTAGCTAAAGTGCCCATTGGAACTGGAGTTCCAGAAGAAGCCATAGCATCATTAATGTTTGTAACAGCCAATGTACCAAACACTGCACTGCCTACACTACCTGCTCCAACCATAGTATCGTCGGCATCGGTGCTGATTACATCACCTCGAACAGCCGTGGTTCCTGCTGCAACTGTTGTATCGTTTCCATTGGTACGAGCCAATGTGGAAAGGATGGTAGTTGTACCAGTTGCTACAGTTGAATCTGGAACATCAGTTTTAGCCAGTGTTCCTGATACTGCTGCTCCAACACTGCCTGCGGCAGCCATTGAGTCGTCAGCATTAGTCTTTGCAAGAGTGCCATTTGGAATAACAATGCCGCTAATAACAGCAGAGTCGTTTCCGTTTGTACGCGCCAGAGTTGCAAGGATTGTAGTCGTTGCACTAATTGCACTGGTGTCATTAACGTTAGTTTTAGCCAACGTTCGAAGGATAGTGGTAGTTCCAAGGATAACTGACGTGTCATTAGCATTGGTTTTAGCCAATGTGCCAGTGATACCAGATGACGTTGCTTCATCAAAGAGAGCATTGTCAAAGATGTTACCAGTAGCTTTACTAGTTGGGAGTATTCCCTGTCCTAGTGTAAACCGCCGTCCTGCTCTTGCATACAGGCCCTGCCATGCAGGATTGTATTTAGTAGTAACCCACAGCCTTGCATCATTACTAGTCGTTGTGCCATTACTATCTGTAACATCACATCGAACTAAGTAGTTCTCTCCACCAGCTAATGTACCAGTAGTGTAAGTAGAACTGTTGGTTCCTACATTACTGAAACTTCCACTTGAGTTGTCTTTCCATTGATAGGAAAGGGTTCCTCCAGTAGCAGTGATAGAGTAACTAGCCGTTCCCCCAACAGGGGCTCCAATAACATTGGCTGGTTGTACAGTGATGGTAGGAGGAGGACCACCTAATGAAGGACTCGTCTGGGTGGTTAGTGTTCCACCAAAGGTGATAGTGCGGCCATTACCAGAATCATCTGCCGTATCAGTATTGTCATCCAGAGGCCAGAAGCCCCAGTCACCAGCAATGGTGGCTCCAGATGCTGCGTAGGTGAGTACATCAGTTGCCGTGGCAGCAGAGTCTCTAGCACGCGCATAAGCGTAGTAACCAAGAACAACAGCAGCATGACCTGACTCATTACCAAAGGTCAGAGTGTTGATGTACTGACTGCCAGCATTATCGTTTGCATAGCTGTTGGATACTGCAACTGCTAAGTTGGATAGTTGAATATATCCTGCAACTAAATTGTTGGATGCATCTTCATAAAAGAAGTAATACATCCATTCATCTAAGAAGTCTGCTCCCGTATGTAACGGAAACAGATAGGGAGTTCCAGCACCACCCCCTGAGTTATATGTAGCTTGTAGGTTTAAGTCAGAAAGATTTGATCCCGCTGAGTTAAAGCCAAGAATAATTTGTCTAGCGCCTGCTTGTCCGTGGATGATTGATCCAGCAGCAGTAAGAGCATATGTAGCTGTTGAGGAAGGCCTATAGAGCCATACACCAGCAAAGAAATCAGCAAAGCCACCTTGGGAAAGAGTGCCCGCTCCCCCTGAAGGAATTGAGCCCCGTTCCGCATATTCGGTGTCTAGGTCGAGGCCAATTGCCATTTACAATCCTTATCCGTTAACGATAACAAACTCCAGTTCAGGAATTCCCGTAGCAGTTGAATCAGGAGCAATCATCACCTTTAGTGCGCTGTCAGCATAGACAATCGGCATACCTGTTTTAGCCAAGTCGTGTGTATCACCATCATTAGCAATCTTAACCCGACCAGTCCAAATGGGACGTAGCACAAGAATGTTGAAAGTACCAGCCGAAGCAACGGTTCCTACAACACCAGTAACTCCCTGTACACCTGTATCACCAGCAGCCAAAGGAAGCTGGAACATACGTCCAACAATCATGGCAGCAGGGGCAGCTACAGTACCAGTGGTACTAGAAGCCCCGCTTTGGTCGTTATAGGTAACAGCAACGTTCTGTACCAGAGTACCAGCAGTTACTTGTTCATACCAAAGTTGAGTGTCAGTGAAGTCCGTGCCACCCGGAACACGACTGGAAAAGCTGGTAGGACTATTGCCAGAAGTGCTGGCATTGAATGCATATGCACCGCCTTTCCACAGCAAGTCAAAGATTTTAATTCGACAGGCTACAGAACTTCCATAATCCACTTGTGCCAGATAACCAGTGGCTCCACCACCGAAAGCATTAATGGTGGGCATACCTGCCGTTGCATCAGTAGGAACTACACCAGTTGTAGTTGAAGTTCCTGCAAGTACACCAGCACCGGGATTACCTGCTAGGTCAAAAATGCTAAACCAGTTTGCTGCAACAGCAGTTCGGCTAGCAGTTTTAACCCAACTAATTTGCTGTTTTGCGCTACCAATATATCCATCCCATGTCGAGATAGTCATTTAAACTCCTTGGTTTTGCACCAGTTCATACATACCCCGAACCCACCAGTTAAACTTGCGTACCGGGGTAATACGATATTTCGGTAGCCAGTTGGCAGTGCGAGTCCAGTTCTCAAACGAACGGGTGGCAGTTGCTTTCATTTGTGCTAGACGCTGCACTGCTAGTGCGTTGGTAGGCCAAGGGCAGTTTTAGCTTTAATGACAAATGCAACAAATCCAGCTACATCTAGAGCGTGGTCCATGTTTCCTTCATCGGGACCAGCATCACCAATCGTGGTGCCACCAGCTAGATAGGCAGGGAATACAAGGCCAGTAAACTCAGGGTGAGCATCACTACCTTGATAGAAGCCACGGGTTCCCGGTTCATTCAGATAGTCGAAATAGTCACTGGCTTGACGATGCACTTGTGCAGCAGCAGCCGGAACCTTCTCAATATATGTACGCGCTGCTTGGAAATATAGAGCAGCCATCCACGGGCTAGTAACCAAATCACCGGGAGTAGTACCACCGGGGCCGCCACCTTCGTGCTTGGTATAGCTCACTAGAGGAGCCTTACGACCAGCACACACCAAGTCCCATTGATCCACCATAGCTTGAGCACGACCAAATTCGTTCATCTTGGTAGCAGCATTTAGAGCCACCCAGAGTTCACGTTCAGTCCAGAGAGTGCCATCAGATAGATTGGGGACATTAGCAAAGCCTTGGACAGTGGCAGCATACGCAGCGGCATTCTTGGCAGGATTGCTACTCCACGTATGTACGTAGGAATACTTGGTATCTTCTTCACCAGTCTTGTTCATGAAGATGCCATTAGCATCTAGACGACTCTCGTAGTAGGCCAAGTCATTAAACGCTTGGGCTCCCCAACGAGGATTGGCAGTTAGTTCAAAGAGCATACGCCATGCATCAGCCCGGTCAAACAGCCACGGCTCATAAGTCGTGTTGTTATATTCCCAATAGCCCTTGTCTCCATTAAACGGGTCAGTGGCTGAACCACCATTAGGAGTAACCACATGCCCTTCAAAGTTCCAATTGCGACTAGCAGTTTCTGCAAACTTCTCTAGGGAAGCTAGCAAGCTACCAGCAGGAACAGGACTAGGAGCAGGGGCCGGAGGCGGAGGAGAAGGCACAGGCGCTGGAGCGGGTGCCGGAGGAGCAGGAACTGGGGCAGGGGCAGGAGCCGCAACACCAGCAACTACAATAGTTTCATTTGCAGTTTCTAACGTGTAAGTTCCATTGGCCTGACGGGAAGCACTTTCATATGCTTCCTTTAAATCAGTATGACTTGAAATTACCGTGCCAGAGGCCGTCTTTAATTGATGTCGTCCGATACGAGTAATGTTTAAAGCCATTATGGATTTCCTTCAGTAATAACACAGCTAGAGACTGATACAGGTTGTGTAGCAACAATAGCCGCAGTTGTTAGGATTAGATCGGTGCCAGAAGTACCTGCCGTACCGTCAATTACGAATGTGCCACCAGAAGTGACAATGCGAAACCACGTAGCAGTACCAGTTGCATTAGCACTGGCATCTTGGGTAATTGAACTGAACGTAAGCACTCCAGAAGAGGCTGCACCAGCAGCAGTGGCGCTTAATGCCAATTCAGCAAGGAGAGTTGTAGCAGTACCACCCGAAGCGGGCTTCGTGCCGTCATAGATACGGAACAGGCCTGATGTACCAATGGCAGTGGTAATGGCGTCCATACGCGCATTACGAAGAGTTGTTGAGTAGGAAATAGTCATGATTACCTCTTATACTTTGCCATGAAATCACGAATCAAAATAGAACGCCGTTCGGTTAGTTGAGTTTCATTAGGAGCTACAAGAGTGAATTCTTCCCGTAGGGGAAAGTCACTATAGCCAATAAAACGAATAATTGATTGTAGTCCACCGGGAACTACGTTGGTCATGATTTCCCAATACACTTTGTATTGACCAACAGGATAGTCAACTACTTGAGGCTCTTCCACCCCAATAGTAGTCTTCTTTAATAGGTCTTTCAGCCAACTCATATTAATACAGGGCTAAAAGAGCACCAGCAACAGTGCCAGTTGCATAAACTTTGTCTACTTGAATTGCTAGAATACCAACAGGTACAGCAGTAAACAACACGTTGTCTTGTCCATCAGTCATACGAACTGTTAGATTGCCAGTTGTGCCCACATAGATAGAACGAGTGCAATCAATAACTGTGACATCACTAGGGGTGATNGCAACCGCACCGTGCGCGGGACATGTAGAATCGGCTGTGCGAAATGCACCACTCATATGTTTTCTCCAAGAAGAAAGGGGAACACTTGGTTCCCCTCAGGTTTATCGAACGTATTCGATTACTAGATACACTTCACCAGAAGTCGGATTACCAGTCGTAGCAACTCCTGCAACCCAGACATTGATGTCTGAACTGTACGGAGGGGCATACGTCTGCATAATACCAACAGCCGGAGTGATGTCTGAATTAGCACCAGCAGCGCCGAAAGCGGACGTTGCAGCAGCTAGTTGAGCACCACCAGAAGCAGTACCAATAGCAATGGTAGCAGCAGAGACTGAACCACCAGCAAGCTGGGTCTTGACGTGAGTACGCATCTTGATGATGGTAGCATCAGCGGCAAGCACAGCAACTAGCGTATTCGTACCACCCGTACTGAAATTGGCTGAAGACAGCTTAATAACCTTTACGTGTACGTCTTTGTCATTACTATTTGCATTAGGCCCGCCCGGTGTGGGATCACCAACCGCAACTTGCCCGGGAACAACGATAACAGCCATTTAATAGCTCCTTTTAAAAGGGGGCCGAAGCCCCCGGTTTGCTATTAAGCGCCCGGTGAACCGTATAGGCCACGCGGGTCAGTCCAGCCAAACGAGCAGCGGAACGTTGCCTTGTACTTCGCATTCTCGGTATCGAAGTCATCGTCGGTCGTGAACTCGTCACCGCGCCGCTCGAAATACTTCATGCCGTCTTGCGCATCAGTACGAATGAACCAAGCATCGCTATCGGTTAGATAGTGATTGACAACAACTGACGGGATTAGACCCATCATCTTGAGGACGTTAACGTCGTTGTTATCAGTACCAACACGGCCTTCACTCTTCAGGATACGTGATGCTTCGAACATCATTTCCTTCGGGATGATTAGAGCCTTGGGACGAACCGCAATCTTTAGACCACGATCTGACACAAAGTTGGCGATGTCGATGCAAGCCTGCTCTAGCGAAGCTTCTGACAAGTCAGCAGCAACAGCCACACCGTTCGTAAACGTACCACCAGCCACTAGGGCGTGTGAGGCAGAACCACCACCGCCTGCCGAAGCAATCAGGGTAGCAGCATCACCACCGACATACGCGGTGTTGAAAGCACGGTTGTAAACGTTAGCAGCGATGATTTCCTTCGTCTGACGAACTGAGAAAGCAAGGCCCTGAGCCTTCTGCTTACCAACCACGTCATAGAGGTCATCCTCATACGCTTCACGGGTAACTACGAAACCAGAGGCGTAAACCACATGGTTGTAGCGAGTCGTAAAGCCTTGCTTGCTGGTGTCATACACAATACCAGCGCCCTCAGCCTTTTGGCTCAGGAGGCCTAGACCAGAAATACCGACATCCTCTTCCCAAGCACGCTTGGAAGTGTTTTTGTCGAACAGCTTGTCCCACTCTACGGGATACTCATTGTACTTGTCCCCGTACCACTTATTGACGCCGGGGAATAGGCTTTTTGCAAAGCTTGAGGTTGTAATAACTCCACTCATATCTTACTCCTTAGACGCCAGCGATGGCATTGCCAAACGCGTGGGTAGTGATTTTGACCAATAGCTTATTGAACGCACCAGCCGGTTCGTTATCCACACGAGTTGAGAAACCCAACACTTGTAGCGGACGAGTAGCTGAAGCGGTAGCAGCCGTAGTAGCCACCGTCTGCGGGCTTGCACCCGTAGTCAGAGCACCACTGGTCGTCATATCAGCAGAAGCGATGTCAGCGTTTAGGCCAATATCAGCTAGAGCATACGAGGCCGTTGCCTGCACTTCAAAGATCAGATCAGGACTGTCAGCGACAAGAACGAATTGCTTCGTCGAAGCCGGACGGTAGATCGGTTGGTCGAGAGAGATAGAACCGGTCGTCATCTTACCGTCAACATCCAGCTTGGCATTGAAAACACCAATCACTGATCCTAGAACCGGAGCAGCAGCCACGTTGTTAGCAGTCGTAGCCGTAGCCACGTTTTTAACAGCCGGGTAGTTAGACGTAGGAGCAGCAGTAGATAGCTGGACTAGATCACCGATAAATACTGGAATTGCTTCACCAGCGGGAACTTCATAAATATTGGCCTGCCCGTTATAGGGTGAGCCATTGATGTGCTTAACAGGTTTAAATCCGTTAATGCGACTTGTGTTAGCCATGAGCGTTTCCTTTCAAAGAAGTTGCTCCGGCCTGAAAGAATTAGAATCCCTTTTTGGCCGTGTTATTCATAGTGGCTTCCAATTCATCAATTTCTTTCTGCTTGGCATCTTGGTCTTCTTTGTAGAAGTCCTTTCGCTGTCGCATCACAACAGCTTTGGTGCCGTTGCCAACTGAGATTTGAGCCGTTGAACCAATAGGAGTACCTGCATCGACACGTTTGTCACCAACTTTGGTGTTGACGATTTCATACCCTTGTTCAATAAATTGTTCCACACGGTCGTCGTTTACATTCACAATACGATATACGTAATTGGGGTCTTGGTCTTTAACGGAGAGTCTATTCCGTGTACCAATTGAATTGCGACGCACGCGGCCCACTGGGGCATTTAATTCTTTAGTCATTTAATTCCTTTAACTTTTTTGAGATCTGCAATGTATTCTGCTTTACTCATAACGCCGTCTCGGACGAACGAATTCATAATTCGTGTTTCTTGTTCGCTCAGTTCAAACTCCGCGGCGCGTCCACCCTTATTGGTTGAGCCTTCTACGGCACTAGGACGTTCTCTATTCGGATTGCTAAACTTAGCTGGAAATGCTTTCCGCACTTCGGCATCAATGCCCTTTAGCAAAGCACTTCCTGTGATTCCTTGCTTGTTCAGTTGCATAGCAACCGTATCAGCGTAGGCCTTCATAGGCATGTCTTTGTTGTACCAATCGTTACGTTCAACCCAAGCTGCAACTTCGGGATAAACTTCAGGTACTTCGGTAGTGGCAGAAATTTCAGCTTTGGCGGCAGCAGCGTTAGCCTTTACCTCTTCCATTTGCTCTTCTAGCTCATCTACCTTGTCAAAATCACCATTATCACGCGCTTCTTTACGTTCGCGTTTAAGAGTTTCAATTGCATTTTTATTGGCAATTTCCTGCATCTTAAGATAGTGGGACTTGAATTGTTCCAGAGTTTGCTCAACCTTTTTGGCATGTCGCGTAGTCTGGTCAATCTTTTTGAAGAGTTCTCCTCGACGGATGAATTCACCGGGCTCAACCCACTTGTGCTCATCGCCCATAAACTCTTCTTTGGGAACCCAGCCTTGTTCACGGGCTTGATCCTCAATGGTGGAAATCTGTGCTTGTTGTACTTGCGTATCTACAACCACTGCTTCCGCTGGCTTCTCGCCTAGTTCTTCACTCATTCTTTACTCCAGATAACGAGAATGTCCTCGTCATTAATGACATACCACTTATTGTCTTTGTTGTCAGGATCGTGGACAAACATTCCGCCGTGGCGTACATAGTCAACTCGATCTCCAACCTCACAACTATCTGCTCCGTTAGCCACATTAGGGCCAATTTGAATCACAGTGCCACTAGAAATAATTGACGCTTCACCGGCTACTGACACGCCTCAAAGTTTAATCGGGGAAATCAACATTGCCAAAAAGCTCAAGGAAGACAGGCTTCAGGACATTGGTGTTGAGTGTAAACGAGGATTTGACGATGACTACACCTCACGGGAAGAATGGGAAAACGATCTTGAAGAGTGGACCAAGCTTGCCATGCAAGTGCGTGAACGTAAGTCTTTCCCTTGGACCAATGCCAGTAATGTCAAGTACCCCCTGCTATCTACTGCGTCGATGCAGTTTAACGCACGAGCCTATCCCTCTCTCATCCCCAGCGATGGTAAGGTGGTTAAGGGAAAGACAATTGGAAAAGACCTTACAGGAGCTAAGGGAGACAAAGCCGACCGAGTAGCCACCTACATGTCCTACCAGTTCATGCATGAAATGCAGGGCTGGGATGAAGACATGGACAAGCTCTTGATGATGTTGCCCATTGTCGGCACTGTTTTTAAGAAAACTTATTGGGCTGGTAAGACTGAAGGCATTAAGAGTGCTCTAGTTCTTCCTAAGGCACTGGTTGTAAACAACTGGGCCAAAGACCTAGACAGTGCTGAACGAGTCTCTGAAATCATTGAAATGTCACAGCGGGTGTACAAAGAGAAAGTACGCCAAGGGCTGTTCCTAGACGTTGACCTAGGGGCTCCTCAAGTTGACAGTTATTTGAATGATGAGCGTAACATCAGTGTAGTAGATGCTACTACGCCCTATGTGTTCATTGAACAGCACACGTTCATTGATCTGGATGATGACGACTATCCCGAGCCCTACATTGTAACATTTGAGCTTCGCACAGGTAAGGTAGTTCGCATTGCTGCTCGCTACGAGCCAGAAGGTATTCAGCTTAATGACAAAGGTAAGATTTCGAGCATCGAGCCGGTTCAATACTATACGAAATACAGTTTTGTACCCAACCCAGACGGTAGTTTTTACGACATTGGATTTGGTGTACTTCTTGGCCCCATTAATGAATCTGTTAACACGCTAATCAACCAGCTTGTTGATGCAGGCACTCTCAGTAATATGCAGAGTGGATTCATTGGTAAAGGTCTTCGGATCAAGATGGGAGACAATAGGTTTCAGCCCGGTGAGTGGAAGCCAGTTGCCAGTACAGGCCAAGACCTGAAGAACCAGATTGTTCCTCTGCCAGTTAAAGAGCCCAGCGATGTTCTCTTCAAACTAATGGGCAGCTTAATCACCTCCGGCAAAGAACTTGCGTCAGTCGCTGAGATTTTCGTAGGTAAGATGCCGGGTCAGAACACTCCTGCTACCACCACGATGGCTACCATCGAACAGGGTATGAAGGTGTTTACGGCTGTTTACAAGCGCATCTATCGTGCCCTTGATAAAGAGTTCAAGAAGGTTTATCGCCTCAATAGTGTCTATCTAGACCCTGAGCAATACAACATGGTATTGGATATTCCGACTGGTGATCGCTCAGACTTTGATCCAAAGAACTACGACATCTGCCCCGGTGCAGACCCGTCCGCCATGTCCTCTACGGAGAAACTACTGAAGGCACAAGGCCTGATGGAGCTTCTACCTAGTGGTGCTCTCGATCCCATCCAAGTTATTGCGCGCATTCTACAGGCGCAAGAACAGCCGAACTGGGAATCTCTGTTTACTAAGGAAGTGCAGCAGAGTGGTCAACTACCACAGCAGCCTGATCCTAAGCAAATGGAAATGCAGATGAAGATGCAGATGGAGCAGGGCAAAGCCCAGCTTCAGCAGCAGCAAGCGGCCTTTAAGGCGCAAATGGAAGCCTCCTCAATGGAGACTAAGAACCAGATGGCTCAAATGGCGCAAGCCCAAGAAGCCCGTCACAAAGAGTCAGTGGCAATTATGGATGGTGCAATTGCAGAGCACAAGCAGAAAATCTTCATGGTACAGAGTGCCCAGAAGCTTCAGCAGAGCGATGAAATGCATAAGCAAAAACTTCAACAGATGAAGGAAACAAAATCTTTACAAAACAAGACGAAGCCGACTGGAAGTCCTCGGAAATAACGAAGGCCTTTCTTTCCGCAATAACCGAACGGGTCTACGAGATACAGACCGAAATTGCAGGTATGACAGACAAATCCCTTGACGCTATTAGATTTCGACAAGGGTATGTACAGGCAATGAAAGATATGTTAGGGCTAGAATTCCTAGAGGAACCTGAATGACACCAAAGATTGTTGGACACCGGCTTTTGATTAAGCCAATCACTCTTGATGAACACGACCCCGCTTTTAAACAAGCACGGGCACTCGGCATTACCTTACTAGAGAAAACTGATCGCCAAGAAGCGTCAATTATTTCTAGTGGCACTGTAGTTCAAATTGGCCCTAACGTGGCTAACGGAGCAGAGAGTTGTGTAGTTGGTGATCGGATTGACTATGTACGCCACGGCGGAATGTTTGTCCATGATCCTGACGATAAAGACAATAAGTGGTATGTCATCAATGACGAGGATGTTCTCGTTGTATGGAGTAAAGAATGAGCGAATGTTGCTTTTGCAACAAACCCTTTATTTCTACTAGAATTACACAAAAGACCTGTGCCAGCAAATCTTGTAAATACCTTCTCCGCCGTGAATGGGGTGTAAAAAATAAATCAAAGGTATTACAAAGCCAACAAAATTATCGTAAAAATAATCTAGGTAAAATGGCTTCTAATGAAGCAAAACATCGAGCCCGAAGATATTTTGCAACCCCTAAATGGTTGGATGAATTTGAAGAGTTATGGTTGGTTGAATTATATGATCTTGCTAATAAACGTGGTTTAGAAGTAGATCATATTATCCCATTACAAGGAAAAGTAGTCTGTGGATTACATGTTCCTTGGAACTTACAACTACTAAGTAAAACTGAAAATTGTAAGAAAAGCAATAGATTTGGAGAAAATCAAATATGAGTAGTGAAGAACTAGGCGAGAAGCCAACGGAAGCAGTGGTTGTAGATACACAAGTACAACAAGCACAGATTTCCACCATTGAGGATCAAGCCCGTGAACAAGGCTGGGTTCCCAAAGAAGAGTTTAT